AGGATTTATATTTTCTGGATAATAAATATTATCTTCTTGAGGACTTCTTCCTAAAACTAATGAATTGAAAGCACCTATTTTCTTTCCTATTGTTAATTTTTCCAAGTCATTTTCATCAATTACTTCTCCAGTTTCTTCTGGGTATGCAACATATAAATCTTTATTAAATATTTTTATAAATCCACCTGCAACGGCAGCAATTTCATCTAGTATATCTCTATATGTTACATTTAATCCTAAATATTTATCTTCATTTATTATTTTGTTAGCATTAACAAAATCTTCTGTCTTTAAAATAAATCCAAATTTATTACAGATAGCCTTTAAAAGTACAAGCACAGTTATATCATTATTACTATAATCTAAATTTAATGGTTCATCATCGTATTTTATATGTGTATCTATTAAGTGGTCAAATAAGTATAATTTTGTAGTATTTTTATCTACAACATCTTCTTTATCGTAAACAACATATTCTCCATAATCTACATACTCATAATCTTCAAACTCTGATAACTTTACACCAAGTTTTACATTTATAGTAGAAGCAGATGCAATATTTTCTCTTCTTTCTTTTTGTATTAAATATTTTACCCTTGTGCTTGATAATACCCCTGATGACATTTTTCCTACTTCTTTTACTGTATAAGACTTGTCCAAATCTGTTGCTAAGTATTTTATTCTCGTATTGTTCAAATCTTTATTTTTTCTTTCATTTACTTGTCTAACTGTTAATATTTTGTCTACTTCTATTGAAGTATAGTTTTCTACTTCCAATGTTAATTGTCTCATAATAGAAGTAAATAATTCGCCATTTACAGAAGGTTCAGCACTTTTTATATATGTTTTATCAATTGTCGTTTTCCCAAAATTTAAAAGCATATTTAACTGTTTGCCATATTTTTTCATTTTGGTTTTAAATGATTTAGGTGTTTTTAACATGCTTATCCTCCCTTTCATTCGGTATTAAATTTACTGAAAACGATTTGTATTTCATTTCTGTACGAAGTAATAAATCTTCTTCATAATCATTTGCATAAAAATCTGCTGTACAAGTACATTTATATTTGTTATTATAATATTCTACTTCTATTGAAGCGGAATCAAGTATAAGTTCTAATTCTGACATTTCTTCTGAATCTAATGGTTCTATTTCGAGCATAATTTTAGGGAAGTTACCAACTAAAGATCCTTTCATGCTTCCTGCCATATTTCTTCCTGTATCTGAACTCCATAGTTTGTTTCTTCCCAATTTATAACTTATAATAGATTTGAAAGACTTTCCATTTAATTTTATCAAATCTCCACTATATTTCATTAGTAACACCTCCCATTAGTTGCTAGTGCTAATCTGTCATTTCTTTTTTGTGTTTTTCTCTGTATTAGTTCATTATCTAAGAATACATTTACATTTATAGGTTGATCATTATTGTCAGAAGGTTCTTTACTATCATTATCTTTAAACATTTTTAATGCAGTAAGTACCATTTCTAACATTTTATCTTCTGGTGCAACTATTTCCCCTTGTGTTTTGTTATCACCAATTACTGCTAATTGTGGTTGATTTGCTTTTACAAATCCACCTTGTGCTAACATAGGGATTTGTGGAACTCCTATTGTATTTATCCAATTAAATGGTTTTAATCCCATAATATCTACATTTTTTATAGATTTTAATGCTGAATTTAAACCATTAAAAGGAACTGCAATTACTTTATTTATTCCATTAATAATTGCATTTACAATAGATTTTAAACCATTCAATATTCCATCTTTTATACCATCAAAGATTTTTCCACCTGTACTAAATACATTTTTTACAGCTTGCCAAGCTTGACTAAATTTATCTTTAAACCAGTCTGCTATATTTCCAAACACAGATGTAATAGCATTCCAAGCCCCTGATACACCTTCTTTTACTTTTAGAACAATTGTATTCCAAACATTAGAAATAGTTGTAGCAATTCCATTCCATATATTTGATATTGTATTTTTCACAGCATTAAATACATTAGAAATAGTTGTTTTTATTCCATTTATAGCTTTTGAAACTATATTTGCAATTCCATTCCATATGTTTTGAAAAAATGTTTTTATTGCATTAAATACTGTCTCAATAATTCCTTTTACTATATTTATAGCTGTTTCTATAATACCTTTTATTGTTTCCCATACAGCAGAAACGATTCCTTTTATAGCATCCCATATTCCAGAGAAAAATGTCTTTATTCCTTCCCAGGCTTTATTCCAATCTCCTGTAAATATTCCAACTACAAAGTCTATTAATCCTCTAAATGTATCTATTATTCCTCCAACTGCATCTGCAATAGCACCAAAAACAGCTTGTATAGTATTCCATATCCCTTCAAAAATTGGAACTAGAACTGGTATAATATTTGCTATCAACCAATCAATAAGTGGTTTTAAAATTCCTTCCCATAAAGCTTGTAATCCACTTGTAATAGAACCTATAAACTCACCAATTTTATCTACTAATGGCTTTAAATGTTCATTCCATAAAACATTTATTCCATTTGCAATATTATCTAAAAAAGGAACTACATATGTATTATATACCTCTAAGAACTTTCCAAAAGTATCACTGAGTCCTACTTTTAAACTTTCCATAAATGGATGAATATAATTGTCATACACTTCATTCCATTTATCTCCTACATAAGTCATGGCTTCAGCTAAAGTTCCTGTTATTGTTTGAATTGGTTGTAGTAAATTATTAAATGTATCTTTCAATTTTTGTGCATTATCAATAATTGGTTGGAACAATAACCCTTGAACATCTACTACAAATTTTCCAAAAAATTCTTGCAAACTCATAAGAGGATTTGAAAACATTGCAATAATATCAGCCCCAATTTGCTTTGCTGTATCACCTTTAAATACATCTGATATTTCTCCTAAAGCTTGCCATAAGTTACCTGTCAATGCCATTTCTTCACTTGAGATATTAAACATTGTAATTATGTAATTTTTTATTCTATCTGTGTTTTGGCTCAAATATTTATCAATACTTCCAACTAAATTTTCTACTAAATTAATACCTATTCTTGCTATTGCTCCTGTTGTTTGTCCTAAAGAATACATCAATGTTTTTGCCCAATTGTCTGCTGCTCCTAAAACTTTTGGATCAGTCCATATATTAATTAAAGTATCTTTTATTCCATTAAGATGCCCTATTATTCCATCAAAATTAGTATTTCCAAAACTTGCATCAAACCCTTCTTTAAATATATCTGCTAATTCTCTTAATTTTTTTAGTAAGCCATCTATCATTGAAGTATCTTGTTCTACTGTGGCAGATACATCTAATGAACTTGTTAAACCAGGAGTTCCACCAGCAGACCCTCCACTTCCTGAGCCACCGCTTCCTGAATCACTGTTATCTCCTAATTTATCTATCTCATCAAATCCTGCTGTTTGCAATGCTTTTTTAGCCTTTTTAGCCGATTTTGCAGCACTATCTCCTACTCCCCCAACAGCATTAGAGGCATTATCAGCATTAGTTGCCACACTTTCCATTCCACTTGAAACAGTTTCAACACTGTCAGTTTTTAATCCAAATAAAGATAATAATCCAGCAAAAGCTGTAAATAGCTTTGTAACTGCATTAGTAACTGCTGTTAATACTGGAATAAATAACTTTGCAAAAGGTTGTATTACATTTCCTATTGCTGTTTTCATATTAGTAAAGGCTGTATTTAACTGAGCAAGCTTACCTGAATATGTATTAGCATAAATTGCAGCATCATTGCTTTGAAATTTTGTTTCTTCCAATATACCATTAACTTCTGCCTGAATCTTTTCTGCTTGTGTTAGATTATTAGTTGTTTTTCCAATAGATTTTGCATAGTCTTCCCACATTTTAGCCACATTTTTTGTTACACCTGCATTATCTACTACTACAGAATTTTCATTTTTTAAACCTTCTGTTGCAAGAGATACTGCATCCCCTAAACTATATGTACTTTGTCTTGCAAAGGTAGCACTATTTTTTAATGCTGTCATTGTTTTTTGTATTTGATCTTCATTATATCCTCTTAATGTCAAATTCTTATATGCAGTAACGGCATTATTTAAAGGAACTAGTCCATCTGATATATAATCTTCAATAAATGATTTTGCCCTATTAAAACTTTTTCCTTGTCCTGTTAAAATAGAATTTAATCCTATCCATGCATTAGTAGTTTCTGTTGCCACATTCAAACATTCTTTTCCAAACTTTACTACTGCTGCCACAGAAAATGCTGTCATAACAGCTTTTCCTATTTTTCCTAAAGATGATGTTATTCTTGTAGATGCCATATTGGCTTGTTTATCAACATTATTTAATTGTGAACTAAATTTATCGCTATTTAATATCAAACTTAAATCAATTTCACCTACATTTGTACTCATTATTTGCTACCTCCTTTCTCCTATTGCTAAGAATACTTTTTCAATATTTTTCATTGCTTGTTCATAATCTTGCTCACTCATAGCAGTTATTTGCCTATTATTCCATTTGTTATAAATTTCTCTTTCTGCTTGAGAGAATTTTTTTATTACTTCTGGATCTTTTTCACTTCTAATTCGAATAACATTTCCTAATGGTGTATCTCCGTTCAGCCCTGCTATATCACTGCATAATTCTCCCCAACTTAATTTGTCTATTTCTTGTCTAATGCTATATTTGTATTGTGTTTTTAAACTAGATGCAATTAAATCCCAGTCATCGAACAAGTCATACCACATTTCATTATTTCTTATTGTCTTGAAATCGTTTCTCCATTTCCTCATAAGGCACTTCATTTACTATTGCAGACATCGCTATAACTATTGCCTCTAATCCTGGTATTGTTGGTTTCATTGCTTTTATTTCTGTTAATGCCTCTTTTCCCATAAGCATTTCGATCATTTCATACATTACAGAAATCGACATATCTTTATTTTGTATTTTTTCTTGTACTAATAAATAATTATCAGCACTTGTATCTACTTCAAAAACTTTCCCCTCTGCTATTTTTATTGTTTGTTTTTCTTTTCCTAATTTTGAGCTAATATCAATATTTGCCATATTAATTCATCCTTTCTTTCATTTTTAATAAAAAAAATAAGCCCCAGCTTTTACACTGAGGCACTTATTATCCTGCTGGTGTTACTTCTGGTTTTCCGCTAGATTGCAATTCAAACTCTAATGCCCCAACATTTGTTGAGTCTCCACCACCATTATTTGTAACAGAACATACCATTTTTTGCTTAATTTTTGTTCCACTTGGCATAGTCCATTCAAAAGGAACATATGCTCCAGAACCCATTGCAAATAATTGTTCTGCAATATAATCATTGGCTTCATCGCCAATTACTCTTTTACCTGTAAAAGATATAGACCAAGCCTTTGCTGTTAATAATCTCTCTACCCAGCCTTCACCTTCCATTGGATACCATTCTTCTATACCGTTATCAAAACTTGGAGAAAAATTTTCAAGTCCAGCTGGTGTTTTGAAATCAGTCCCTTCTTGTGAAGTCATTCCTTTGATTCCTATCTTAAATTCATTGTTATGAACAGGAAATACTCCTGCAGTTACTTTTGCCATAGTCATTCTCCTTTCTTTTCATAATAAAATTCTGCTTGTATGACTCTTTCAAAGATGTGTTTATTATCTGTTCCCACATCTATAGGCTCATTTACAAGCAGATTAACTAAGAATATTTGTATTTCATTTATTTTTATATTTTGAATATTTTGTAGTTTTTTATAAAACTTCATACTTATATTTTCAGTTTCTCCATAATTCATATTCCAATGAATTAAGAAACTTACTCTTTTAACTTCGTATGGAGTATGCTCTAAACCACCTAAATTTATTATAGGAGCATCTGTTTTCAATTGATATACTCCTATTGACTTATCTTTTTTATTATCTAATTTACCTACATAAAAATTGTCAGTTTCTAAATCTAAAGTCTTTAACCATTCTTTAATATTATCTAGTGTTAGCATTATAAACCTGCCTCCTTTTTGTAAAATTGTGCATATGCATTTTTACAGAAATTTTTATTTTTTCCATTTATCCATGAATCGTACCAATTTCCTTGTGCATTTGGATTTTCTTTTGTTTGAAAATTGTATTCTGGATGATAATACAATCTTCTAGCTTGAGGAGAAGTAGTAATTAAACTTGCTTGTCCCTTACTACTTTTAGAATAATCTTCAAATGTGCTATTATTTTGCATATCACCTGTATCAAAGGGCATTACTTGAGCTTCTATAACTTCAGTATGTAAAGCACTCATTGTTTTTTCTAATGCTATTGTAGATGCTCTATCTAGTTGTTTAATTTTAGGAACATTTAATTTTATTTTTGAAGTTACAGCTTTCATTACATAATCTCCAATTCTGTGTAATTAACTGTTCCATCAGGATTTCTTGCTTTTGTTCCTTGATATATTGTCCTTGTTTCTCCAAATATAGTAACTTGTCCTCCAGAAATAACAGCTAAATCTGGAGCAATATCACCTACAAAGTATGCTTTTGCAGTTAATTGAATTAATACTTTCTCTGCATTTAATACTTTTTTAGCTTTATCTTGGTAATTACACTTTAAATCTTTTTCAAGTACAATTACTGGCTCTCCATATTCTGTTAATCTTTCGCCATATAAAACAACATGAATATCTGTCTTACATTCTTTTTTTCTCACTAATTTAGGATAAATCATATTAACACCTCAAATTTCTACAAGTTAATCCTGTTTGCATTAATAAACAATAATCACTTTTTTGAATAGCAATTCCATTTTGAATTTCAATATTCCAATTAGAGCTATTAAATCCCATTGACACTCCATTTATTGAATAACTAGATAATACTGTTTTGATTAAATCTTCATTATCATATTCAAAGTCAGCAAGTTTGCATATAACCTTTTGAACTATATCTTTTTGAAAATTTGTTAAATTCTCAAATTTTCTTTTTACAATACGATTATAAGTTAATGTATCTATATGCATACTTGCTTCTGCTAATTTTTCTTCAATTTTATCTTTAGGAATAATTGAACCTTTATAAGTATTTTGATAATAATCTTTATCTACATAATGGCTCATATATCATCACTCCTATGCATTTCTTTCAATATAAAATTGAATAGCATCATGCTTTTTATTGTAAATAAATACATCTTCAAATGATTCTTCAAAGTATGTCCATTTTCCTTGTGATAATGAACTTGGAGCTCCTAATTGAGCAAAATCATAAGCTATAACTGGAATTACTGCTGATGGATGTATTAATAACATTTTTACAGCTTTTGCTTCTCCTGCTACATTAAATCCATCATCTGTAAACTCATAAGCAGATTTCATAGCAGTAGTTGGAACACCTATAACTTCCACTTCTCCAATTCTGTCTAATGATCTTGCAACAGCAGTATCTTGTGCTGACAAGTTTCTAGCTGCTTCTTTTGCTGTATCAATTAAAGTTTTTGTTGGAGTATCTGCATATAATAATCTTCCTGCTGCAGGAACTCTTTTTTCATCCATTTTATCCATTAATGCATCAAATTTAGTTAATACATTTCCTAATGTTAAAACTTCATCCTCTGTTATGCTTTCGATTTCATTTTTTAATTTATATAATGCAGTAATCATTTCTGCATCCATTTCTGGGAATTTTTGTTCCTCATTCATAACTTTTGTAATATTTTGAATAGTTGCTACATGATTTGTTTCTTCAATATCTCTTGGGTGAATAAGTGTATCCCAAGTTCTGTGGGTTTTCAATTTCTTTGGTTCTTCAGCATTGTTAAAGTTTCTTCCAAAGCTTCCAATTGAATCTCTATCTCCATTTTTTCTACCTTTTACAGTTAAGCTTGGTAGAATTACTGTATCATTTCTTAAAAATTTAACATCTGGCTTTACTGCACTCCACAAAGCTCCAAAATATAATGTATATGGATATGCTTGTGCTAAAGCTTGTGAATATTCTTTAGCATAATTTAAATTAGTTTTTTCAAATGCCATAATAATTTACCTTCCTTTCATTTTTATTGTTTTTTAGGTCTTACACCAGCAAAGTTGAAATCAAATGTTCCATTATTTGAGTTTGTACCATTGTTAGTGTCAGCACCAACTGTGATTCCTACAGTTCCTTGAACTTGTTTTTTTAGTCCTGGTACATCATCAATGACCTTTTGTAGTGCTGTTTTTAAAGTATCTTCTAATACATTCCCATCTTTATCTGCACATTTACTTAAATCTGCCATTTTTAATAGATATGGCATTGTTTTGTTATCGACATTCAAATCGTCTACAAATTCAAAAGCCTTTTTCTCTATTTTTAATCTTTGATTTTCTAATTGTGTTTTTTGTAAAGATGCTTGTGTATCTGTAAGCTCTTTATTTTGAGCATTAGCTTGATTAGCTTTTTGAGTTTTGAAAGTATTTATTGCACTTTCCATCTCATCTTTGCTTAATCCTTGCTTTTCAAAATAGCTTTTTAATATGCTATCTTCTGTTTTTGCATTTCTACCATCTATCATTTCTTGAATTTTGTTATAATCAATTGTGTTAGATGCTTGATTGTTGTTTTGCCCTGTAGTGTTTTGGGCATTATTTGGATTTGAATTATTGTTTACATTGTTATTTGTGCTGTTTTCTCCATCCATGTTCACTACCTCCCACTTTTTTAAGTCTTGAAATGACTATATATTCACAAGCTTTTATCCTCATCAGTGTTTGGAGTATTAAAAAAGAGCCTATTGGCTCTTCTTAATTAGCATAACCTTTAGCTTTTATTTGTTCTGCTCGTTCTTTTGAAATTTTGTATTTTTTATCTGTTACTTTTTCAGTTTTTTCTACATTTGCAATGATAAATTCCGTTCCTTCTTCATAGACTGCATTTGTATATCTATCAATGAATGTAATATTTGCAATTATTTTTTCTTTTGCTTTTTCAGTCTTTTCTTTTTTCTCTACTTTTACTTCTTCTGTTGTATTTTTTGCTTCCTCCACATTTTCGTTAGTTTCTGTTGTAACTGTTGGTTCTTCAGTTACCATTTCATTTTTAATTTCTTCTTTTTTCTTTGCCATGATAAAATCATCCTTTCTTTTTTTATTTTTATATAAAAAGAGCCTATTGGCTCTAATATTAATAACTATATTGTAAATTTTGCATCTTCTCTTTCGTATTTTCTTTTTAAATTATGTTTTTCACAAAATTCTTTATTGTATTGTTCCCATTCAAGTCTTTTATTGTGATATTTTTCACAATTTGCATCTTCAGTAGATCCTAATTCAAGTCTTTTATATTTTCTAATTTGTCTTTCATTGTATCTTTGTTTTTGTTCTATTACATAATTTTCTTTTTTCTTTTCTAATTCTGTTGCAGTTGGTGGGAGTGGTTTCTTATTAATTCCTGGGAAATATGTTACTACTGTATCTTTGCAATTAGGATGAAATAGTTTTGCTTTTACTGCTGTACTTAATAGCGGATATCCTGTTGATTTACTTTCAGCTTCCGTTCCATTACTCCATACATCATCAATAAAAACTTTTCCTTGAAACTTTATACAATAAGGACATCCTCCTCCACGATTTGGAACTAATACTGTATGAACTCCCCATTCATTTCTTTTTTCACCTTCACCTTGTAAATATGCTCTTTTATTTGCTGTTCTTATTGCCATTTCTGCATAACTTGCAATATTAACCATTGAACCATTTGAATATTCAATATTATTTATTCCTTTTGAAAGAAAATCCTTTGTTGCCATATCAATTGCTTGTTGTGCTGTTCCGCTTCCTGTATTAGCATATACTTGAGCATCATATATTATTTTTCTATATTGGTCATTTGAATATCTTAATATAGACAATTCCGCTTTTTCAAAATTTTCTTTAGTTTCATTTATGAGTGCTTTTAATTTTCCTTCATTTATTCTGAAAAAACTTGATTCTGTTTGATTTACTTTTTCATATATTCTAGTTAACTGTTTCTTTTTTATTCTTCTATTCTTAGTGGTTTTATAAATATGCCACATCTTATTTATTTTCTTATTGCTACTATTAAAAGTACCATTCTTTATAGCTTCTAATATAACCTTCTCTTGTTCCAACTTGCCATTTTCATAACTCTTTTTTATCAATTCTTCAATATCATTGTTAATAGTAGAAAAATCATTTTTGAACATTTTTTTATTTGTGCTTTTAAAATGCTCTAAAGCTTTTAATTGTTCTGACTGCCATGCACTCCAATTTATATTAAGGTCTTTTTCTTCATTTAAATGCCTTGTAAGATTTCTTTTAATAGATTTTATTAATATTTCTTCTATTCTTTGAAATGCTTGACTTATATCATACTCATTATTCATTTATAACCTGCTCCTAGTCTTTTTTATCTTTTTGTACCTTTACTTCAGGTTCTTTTTTGGTGGTAGTAACATCTGTGTCGGTGGCATCTTCTTCAACTTGCATTTCAGCATCAAAATTTACAGCTGGTTCTTCTATATCAACAATCCCTTGTTCTGCTTTTAATCTAGCAATTTCTTCTAACTTCCATTTTTCATCTTTTGAATCTCCATACAGTTCTTCTACACTTGCTTCTATACTCATTATTCCTTGTTGTCTTCCCTTTCCTACTGTTTCTACTTGTGCTTCAAAAGATGGATTATTATATTCTCCAAATTTCAAACTTATTTCTATATCTTCTGGTGTTGGTTTCTTTTCCATTTGAGCTCTGGATTTTAAAACAGTATTTATAACTTTTGGTATAAAGTCTACCAAAGTATCTATTATTAGACCTCTAGTATATAGTGTTGTTTTTTCCTTTTCTCTTTGTGCTTCAGCATTATCTAATTTTTTTGTATCAATTCCTAGTGTAGAAGGACTTATAATTCCTTGTAAACATAAATCCAAAAAGGTTATATATGATTGTAAATAATTTTCAGTTGGTATCTCTGCTTGTTGTATTTCTATTTGATTTTTATTATTTTCACTCATATTTGCTTCTGGAGTAATAAATTTATTATCAAAAGGATTACTATTTATTAATAATTCCCCTGTTTCAGGGTCTCTTGGAATCATATTTTCTGGAATATATTTTATTGCTCTTCCTGCTCTAACTGCTTCTAGCCATTGTGAAATTATTTCATCAAAACTATCAAAAGAATCATATTTTCCTTCAAAAATAGATTCTCCTCTACCCTTATATTTTGCTGATTCATTTAACATTATTGGAATAGCCCACATAACTGATTTATCAAAAGATATATTTTCTAGTTTTTCTAAGACTTTCACTGTTTTTAATGGTACTTCTTTATCATCTTTTAATAACTTATAAGTTATATATCCATATCCATAATGTTCTTCTAGCATATATGTAGTATTGTTTTCTTCATGGTATGATTTAAATACAAGTTCTACTAATCTACCTCTTCTATATTTAAAATCTATTTTTGAACCTTCTACCCATTCAAGAATAGCTTTATCTGATATATTAACATCATAATTTATTTTTATTGCTCCATCTCCTATATGTAATAGGTCTGCTAGTAACGATTTTAGCATCTTATTATCAAATTCATTTTCTTTATTAACTTGTTTCCAATATTCATCTTCTACATCATCACCAGAATAGTCTGTCATTACTGTATTTATTATTGTTTTAACTATTAATTTTGGTAATCCAGAATGAGATTTTTTCATTCTAATATCTGCTGTTTGTGCTGCTCCCCAAAAAGTATCTGCTGAATTTTGTAATTGTCCATAAAATTCTGCTAATTCTTTACTATCGCCTCTATACCATATTTTATTTCTAATACAATTAGCTTGAAAATCCATATTTTCATTAATTAAAAATAGTTGTCCTTGTGCAGGTCTAATATCTAACCATGATTTAATCATATTTTTCACTCTTTCTCCAATTTTCATTTTCTTACTCCTATCTTATCTACATATGGAATCCAACTATATTGGCAACTATTAACCATATGATCATTTGCATCTTCTGGTTCATTGTCTTTGTCTTCTTTCCAACTATAAACATCAAGTTCGTTGCAATAATTTGCACATGTATCAACAATAAAATAACACCCATCCTTGAACCATCCAAGTTGAGTGTTTATTCTATCTATTATTTGCATTTTTGCTTTCCAAGCATCATTAAAAATATAAATACATCCTGTTAATCTTTTATATTTTGCAAATTCCTTTATTGTAGCTTGGTCTGCATTATCTATAAATACATTTCTTGCTAATCCCCACTCTTTTCTATTTCTTTCCAAAAAGTCCACAAAGTTTTTAACTGTGTCACTTGGTGCAAGTGGTTCTTCTAAATTAGCATTATTATAAACTCTTTCATCTAGTAATATATATTTTCCTTTATTAGTTATACCGGCAAATGACATTGCAATAGTATCAGGACTTATTGAACTATATGCTGTATCTAGTCCTGCTGTAAATAAAATAAAATATTCCCCTTGCTGTCTGTGGCTTTTTTCTAACCTAGTTGTTAATTGTATTATTTCATTTTCATCTGATTTTAAATATTTCTTTGCTTCTTCTTTTGTAATACAATGTTTTCTTCTATCAAAGTTAAGAAAAACAAGCCCTGTAGACTTGCCTCGTAATCCTTTTATTTTATTTTTCCATAATTTTGTCCCTACTGGAACAGACTGTATAATTTGTTTTTTCTTTTCCTTTGTTAAACTTTTATTATGATCAAAAGTAAAATACCACCAAGTCCAATCATCTGTTTGTTCTTGATTTAGCATTTCAAGAAGTTCTATTGGTGCATCGTTTTTATATTTTTCTGTTGGTCTAGCATGATTAACAAATTGTGAATAACATTCTTTGTTTGGATCATCTGGATTCATAGTACACAATCTATAATCTGCACGCATAAATGCTTCCCTTACAAATTCCATATCTGCTATATTAAATTCATCTATAAACAAGCCATAAACTTGTCCACCAAGAGCTTTTTTCCATCTAGCTTTATTATCATATCCTAAAACATAAATAATTTTATTTCCTTTTGGAGTATGATAAATAATATGTGGTAATTTTATATTTTTAGCACCATTTGAATGATATTCTATTGCTCCACCTTGTTCATAATCTCCAAATACAGCTATTAGTCCATTATCGGAGTTTATTATATTTTTTTCTATTGTTCCTAAATCTAATCCTGAAATTATACTTGGCTTCGAACCTTCATAATCTGCAATTTTAAACATAAATTTTGGAATAGCAACTGTTGTTTTTCCAGCAAATGTAGTTCCTTCTAAAAACTCTGTACTTGCTTCATGCATAAGAAAATCAATATATTTTTCAGATAGTGGAAATTGCTCATTTTCTTCCATTTTTACCACCACCCAATTGCCTATTTATACTTTCTAATAAAGGAGTTGTACTATTTATATTTAAGTTTATATCTTTACTTTCTCCATCAACATTTATTTTTATTAAACTTTCTATTGTTTTTCTTTTTGCTTCTTGTACTCTTGTTAATCCCTCTTCTATTCGTTGTATTATATTTATAGTTGGTTGTGCCTCCGTTACTGTTTCAGTTTCTGATTTACTATTTTTCTTTCTTATAAAATCTATTGTCATGTCTTTACCTTGCTGTTTTAAGTTTTTTATTCTACTTAACATTCGCTTTTCACGAATAGTTAATATTTTATAGTCATTAATTAAAAGTTGTTCTTTATCGTTTACTTCAATTGTATTATATAATTCTAGTTCTTCTTCGTCTAAAACATCTTCATATATTTTTTCATATTCTCCTGTAACTACAGCATTTTTGTTATCTTCTGTACCATGTCCTCCTTTATTCCCTATTGCATTTTTATTTCCTTGTTGCAATTCACTTTTACTTCGAGTCAATTTATTTCTTCGGATAACACTTCTTAATTCAGGTTGAGTGATATTATACTTCTGCATAATATCTCTGTATTTCATACCTTGCAAATAATCATTTTTTATATTTTCAATTTCTGCTTCTGTCAATGCATATCACCCACCTCCATTACTTTTCTAGTATTGCCTTTTCACCTGTTAGGTTTTCCCACCTCTTTATAATAACATCACAATATTTTGGATCTAGTTCCATCATATAACAAGTTCTTTTTGTTTGTTCTGCTGCTATTAATGTACTTCCACTTCCAGCAAATAAATCCAGTATTAAATTATTCTCCTTGCTTGAATTTTTTATTAAATATACTAGCAAATCAACTGGTTTCATTGTAGGATGCTCTGTATTTCTTGAAGGTTTATCAAATTCTAAAACTGTACTTTGCTTTCTATCATTTACAAAATAGTGTCCGTTGCCTTCTTTCCATCCATACAAAATAGGCTCATGTCTCCATTGATAATCTTGTCTTCCCATAACAAATGTATTTTTAACCCAAACTAAGCATTGTGCTAATTTGAATCCACAAGATTTAAAGGCATTTCTAAAATTCAAACCTTCTGTATCTGCATGAAAAACATAAATAGAACCACCACATTTTATTGATTCATACATATTTCTAAATGAAGTTAATAAAAAATTATAAAACTCTGTTTCGTTCATATTATCATTTTCAATTTTTAATGCATCTGCTGTTTTACCTTCATAGTCTACATTATAAGGTGGATCTGTAAGAATCATATCAGCTACTTGTTTATTCATAAGATGTATAACATCTTCTTTTACTGTGCTATCTCCACACATTAATCTATGTTTACCAAGCAACCATACATCTCCTGGTTTAGTTGTTGGTTTTTCTATATCATTTAAAACTTGGTCTATATCAAAGTCGTCTTCTTTTGATCCTGTAATATCTTTTAAAATATTATCTACTTCATCAAAAGTAAATCCTGTTGTACTTAAATCAAATTCCTCTTCTTTTAATTCAGCAATTAATTCTTCTAATTTTTTATTGTCCCATTCTCCAGTAATTTTATTTAATGCTATATTTAATGCTTTTTCTTTATTCTTGTCTAAATCTACCATATTGCATTCAATAACTGTATAGCCTAAATCTTTTAATACTTTTAGTCTTTGGTGTCCACCGATAACAGTCATATCTGTATTTACTATAATTGGATCTACATATCCAAATTCAATTATACTTTTTTTGATTTTTTGGTATTCTTCATCTTCTGGTTTTAAATCTTTTCTTGGATTGTAATCTGCTGGTTTTAGTTTTCCTATTTCTATTTTTTGAATATTCATTTCTATACTCCTTAAAGCAATTTATTTCATATTTACAAGTTTTACATTCTCTTAACATACATTTACCCAAATTCATAGGCATACCTTCTTTTGTATTTTTTGGTTGCGGACATAGGATTCGAACCTCGTCTATGGGATATGACCCCATTGTGCTTCCATTGCACCATCTCCGCAA